CAGCAAAAGTAGCAAGTGTTCCAGGCGCTCTTGCTGCTGGTAAAGCAGCGGCTGTTACAAGAATTGATGATATTAATAGAAATATAAGAACTGGTGTAGCTAACAGAAACGCAACAGGTATAAGAGCTGCCTTTAGACAGAATCAAGTAGCGGCAAGAGACCCGTTCTATAAAGCCAAGGGTATTGCTACAGACAGAATGGGTACTCGCTTCTTTAGGGCTGGAGAAGAACTTCTTGATGACACTACTCCTGGAACACCGAGCCGTACAAGAGGAGCGCTCTCAAGACTTAGTGGTGGAAGAATATCAGCAACAAGAAGACTTCTTGGAACAGCGGAAGATCAAGCAAACATTCTTGCTGGCGGTGGTGTTCAGGGCGCAAGGATGCAAACACAACTTCGTGCTCGTAAAGCTGTAGGTGGTATTAAAGACTTTGCAACAACGAGCAAGACAGCAAATCTTGGCAAAGGTTTTGTAGAAGCCTTAAGACCGATTAAACAATTCAAAGCTGGTGTTAGTGGTGCTAGGGGTGCCATGGCGGCTCTTGAAGCTCAGCAAAGAACACTTGGTCTAGCAGGTCCAGGCGCATTCAGAAAACTGGGTGTTGCTATTAAGGGATTTGTTACAAATGTAAAACTTGCAGATCTTGCAATGAAGATATTCAGAATGACAATGCTTGCTACTGGTATTGGAGCAATTGTTTTGGGCATCGGTGTAGCAGTAATGCTTGTTGTTAAAAACTTTGGAATGTTCAAAGAAAAAGCGGCTGGACCACTGAGAGGTCTTGCATTTGCTTTCGGTGTCATCAAGAAAGCATTGATGGAAATAACAAGACCAATTCAGGACTTGTTCGCTCAGTTCGGTGGTGGAGCAAAGGGGACAGAAGGTTCTGTTAATGGACTTGTTACAATATTTAGACAATTCGTTAAGGTTGTGCAAATGGTTGCACAAGCGTTTAAATCGCTTGTTGAAAATATTATCAAACCATATCTGTACGCAGTGGTCAATATTGTTATGGCTGTTGTTTCCATGTTCAAGGGAAATTGGGGTGACGCACTCAAGTTCTTAACAGCAGCCTTTGCCAGAGTCGCAGAAGTGCTTGTAAGTATATGGCAAGCAGTAATGAAAGTTCTTATCAAGGTTGCTGGCTTTATAGTAAAAGCAGTTATCACCATATTTGCTGGTTTAATGAAGGGTCTTGTAAAAGTTATTGCCCTAGGCGTTAAATTGATGCTTACATCACTCACAGCAATACCAAAAGCAGTTGCAAAGGGTTTTAGTTGGCTTAGCAAGATCCCAGGTATGGGATGGTTCAGTGCAATAAGTGATGGCATGAATGACACTATTGACGGAATGTATGGGATGGTTGATGCTGGAGCCGATGCTGCTAGTGGTGCTATTGACGCTCTTGCTGATGGCGCTAAGGGATTGGTTGATGGCGGAGTAAATCTTTATGGCAAGGCAATTGATGGAATAGCAAATACTATCAAGGGTGGTTTGAAGAAAGGCGCAGATCTTGGTGTTAAAGAAAGCACCCATTCTCTTCAGAAAGGGAAGAAGCCTCTCGTTGATGCTGGCACAGAGGCTGGTGAAGCCGCTGGTGAAGCTATTGCCAATTCTGCTGGTGATGGTTTTGAAGAGAATGATCCATCTGGAAAGATTGGTGAGAAGCTCAAGGAAGGTATTAAGAGCGCAGTTCAGGATCTGCAGAATTACATTGCTGGTGAATTAAGTAGTGCAATTGGCAAGTATGTTGACGCATCAATAAAGTCTCTTGAAAAGCAAAGAGATTCTGCGCTAAAAATATTTGATGTTCAGATCAAGACGCTTGGTAAGCTTGAAAAAGCCGAAGAGTCACTAACAAAGACAAAAGAGTTTGAAGCCAACAAGCGCAAGATGCTTGATGACAAAGCCCTTAGTGATGAGCAGTTCCGTAGAAACTATGCATTGGCTGTTTATGAAGGTCGCACAGATGATGCAAGAATGCTCCAGCTTGAGCAGGTTTCTCAAACAAAATCGTTTAATCAAGATCTCAATTCGCTTGAATCAGGTCGTGCAAAAGACCTTGCAAAAGAAAATCTTGATGCGCTTAAAGATGCTATCAATGAAGCAAAAGATGCGGCTCAGAAATTCTTTGATGAATCAATTGTTAAGTTCCAAGAATCTATTGAGACTATCACTAAGTTCCCACCAGTAACGATTGAAGATTACAAGACTCAAATTGGAGAGCTTTACAACATCACAAATCAAACAGCAACTGATAACAGTGCTGCGTTTGAAAAGATGTTTACCAACTTTGCTACAACTATTAATACAAAGATGCCAAATGATGTTGTCGGTGCATTTAGTACAAATCTTGATGAACTGGTTCTGGTAGCAAAAGAGAAGTATGGTCTAGGTTCAGATACTAGCGAGAATACAGTTATTGGCGTAACAATCGGAATGCTTGCCAGTGTTGGCGGTGTGTTTGGTGATAAGAAACAAACAGTTATTGACTCGTTTGGTCTTGTTACAACTGGTCTAAAAGATAACTTTGCGGAATCAGCAACAGCTATTGTTAAATCCGTAACTGATGATTTCTTGACACCATTTGCTGAGGCAACAACTAAGTTCAAAGATAACTGGGAAAAGGTTTATAAGCAAGCAATTATTGATGGCAATAGAGCAATAACAGATGCTCTAAGAAATGATGTCTCTGTTAACAAAGAATTGTTTGAAGAGATGCGTGGATACATTGATGCAACAACTCTTAAATGGCTTGGTCTTAAAGCAGCAGCAGAAGCTGCTGGTGAGGCTCAAAAGGATGCTGCGGCTGGCGGTGGTGGAGGCGGTAGTGGAACAACAGGTAGCACATCTTCTGGAGCTGGTCTTAATGTTGGAAGGGCTGATGCTTTCACTTCTAATAACGCACTAAGAGCGGTTAAGGGTCTCGCTCCACTAACCTATCAGCAATTCACCGTAGGAACTGGTCTTTCAACGGCAGCTATTGCTGCAAAACCAATTAAGCCATCATTTATTCCAAACCCATCATTGAAGCCAGAGTCAAGAGCAAAGGGTGGAATTATTCCGTCACAGCGCCAAAATCAAAATAATGGATATCCAGAAGGATACATTCCAGCACCAACACAAGAAGGTGTACCAGCACTTCTTCATGGTGGAGAATACATTCTTAATGCGAAGGCAGTTCAAAGAATTGGTGTAGGTGCTTTGAATAAGATGAATAATAATCTTATTCCAAAATTCCTTAAGGGTGGTCAAGTACCAAAGAGGAGTGGGGCGATAACTCCAAAGAAGGGTGACGGAACATTAAACGGTCCCTACGGAACCGTTGTTAAGCCAGTTGTACCAGGAAATATAAATCTTAATAAACTACCTGTAGTAAAAAACAATATCAAAGGTGAAGGCGGGGTAAGCACAGTTAGGTCACTCAGTATTGGAACAGATCGTGGCACAATGCTTATTCCAACAGTTGTTAATGGAAAAATTATAAGTGATCAACAAGCAATAAAGTTTGCAATAAATAGCGGTAAGAATTTAGGAGTCTATAAAGATGATGCTACTGCTGAAATGGCTGCACAACTTATCCATATGTCGGAAGCAAATAGAGTTGGAAGAGCAAATCCTTCAAACACAAGAGGAAGCGCAGACAGAATTGAGCCAAAGAGAAGTGCTAGCAGTAAGTTCCCTACCGCAGACACGGTAGATAGATATTTCACTAAAACTAAGCGTGAGATGCAAGCCAGCAGTCCTCTTGGTGCTGCTCGTTTAGCACAGCAAGACGCTGGTTATGTTCAGCCAAAATATGATTGGACAAACATGACTAAGTTTGGAATGGGTGGATTGACAATTGGTGCCGAAATGCTTGGTACATATTTTGGTGGTCCAGTCGGTGGTGCGCTTGCAACTGCAGCTGCATACAACCTTACTAATAGACTTGGAAATCATCTTGCAAGCACAGGAGCAGCTCCTGGATTTAAGGGTGATACAACGCTAAAGGGTGCTGCGACAATGGGTGGATTTGCATTGGGTGGTGCTATTGCTGGTTCAGCACTGGGGCAAGGGCTTAGCGCAATAAGCGGTTTGATTGGTAGAAGGTCAGTTAATCAAGCAACATCAGCGGCACTTCAAGAAACAATTCAATCAGCAGTTCCTAAGCCTTCAATGGCTCTTGAGATATATCGTGGTCCATTGCAAGCTCAAACTATTACAAGAGAGGCATTGAGGGATGCTGATAAGATAATCACTGAGTCATTTGAAATGTATAAGATTGGAACAGAGAATGTTGGATTTGGTGTACCAATAAGCAGTGGTGGTTGGGATACAGCATTAAACTTTAAGAAAGTTGATTTAAATCCATATGACATAAGTGGATTGAGCCCAATGTCTGATGCTGGACAAAAAACAGCAAAAGATTGGATAGCTGCTCATATGGCATATAAATCAGAAACAGGTAATACTAAGTCAAACTTTATTGATGCACTTCTGTATTCTGGAAAAAGAGGGGATATCAATTCACTTCTTAAGTTTAATCAGTACGCCCAGTCTGGAAGAAAACTCCTTAATGATGCAAAATTTGATAATTTTTACACAACTCCAATAGAGGATTTGCAGAGAAGTGTTCAAAGAGGTGGTTTAGATTCTCTTACTTTAGACGATTTATTCTTAGTTCACGAAACAAAATATGCTCCACCACTTGATAAATTTGGAAATATTTCTCTAAGACCAGCAGCTGATTATCAAACACTTTTTACTGATGAACTTGGATATACCAATGAGTATGTAAGAGATAGTATCCATATGGCAGTAAATCATCTCGTTACTGGTCATCAGCAAAGAGCCAATATTGAAGGTGCTCACATAATTGTTTCAAAACTTAAAGATGTAATAAATGCTAATCCAGGCGCATTAGATAACCTATACACAGTTGATTCCTGGCTTACTCCAAAACCAGGACAGGGTTTAACAATTCCAAAGGGTTCATTTGAGCAGATATCCTCTGCTACTAATCCAGGGCAGCAGGTTCAAAATGCAATGGAAAAATTACTTGGATCAAAAATAACAAGTAAGCATTTATTTAAAGGCGGGGATCATGGTTCTAACACAGAAGGTGCTGATCAGTTACTTAGAATACTTGGAAGGGATCTTGATACTGGATTTGGTCCTCATTTTGACTCACCTACTTATCATAACTCATTAGCGAGAAATATGAAAGAGGCAGGATGGAATGTTGGTCAAGCATTTAGTGAGCATGGCATATCTACTTTAAGTGATAATGCAATTGCTCGTTTATTCAGTAGAAGTGGTATGCTTACTGGTGTTAGTAGGCGTTCAGATTGGATAAATCCATCAGTTATGAAAGCAGGTGGCTATCTCCCTGGATCTCCTTCAACAGCGATTCCTGCAATTCTTCATGGTGGTGAATATGTTGTTAATGCTGATGCTGTGAGAAACATGGGTGTAAGAACAATGCAAAGCATTAACCAATCAAAGTTTAGAGCACCTTCTGGAGTCCCAGCTTATGCAGGTGGTGGAGGAACAACTAGCGTATCCACCGTGAATATCAATGTTGACACATTTGTTGGTGAAGAAGAATGGTTTAAGAGTATGATGAAGAGTTACAATGTTAATGTCCTTCCAAAACAACAGAAAGCCGCTGGTGTGGAGACAAGAACATTCACAAGCTACAACGGAATAAACCAGGGGTTATAAATGCCAACAATTCAAAATCAACAGCCTAATATAACCCATCTTGTTGTGCTTAATGGCACAGAGATTACGGAGCATGGTCGGACCATGAGTAGCACTATGTCAACATCGGCATCTAATGTTGAGTTGCTTAATGGGAATAAGCGAAGATTCATTAAGAATGCAAAGAACAACTATACTCTCTCGTTTACATACCTCCCAGACATGTCGGAAAGAACCATTGATGGTCGTGTTGCAAGAAACTTTCTTTATGCATTAGCAAAGACACCATCATCAGCAACCTTTTCAATTATTCTTGATCCAGCAGAACCTGCTTACAATACGGTAGTTTATGTTGAGTCATATACTGAAACATTAGTGAGAAGAGATATTCCCAACCAGTGTGCATACTACAATGTTGAGATTTCTCTTAAAGAGAAATAAGAGATGTCTGATAGTTTTTATTCATTTAGTGAACCACTTAATCGTGGTATAGATTTCTACCAAGCGGATGCTGCGGATGTCACGATTGACATCAATATCAGTTCGTCACTTACAATATCGTCTTATCAAATAAGATTTGCAAATATTGTAATTGCATCAAACTCTGATGTCGTATCTAATTCATATAAAGTCGCATACGCAGCAGCTAATCTTTCTGTTGATGGCGCAACAGTTATTGTCGCAACAGAAAGACAGGATGGCGATGTTGTAATTTCAGCAGAAGTCCTTGTTGAAACAAATATTACAAAGATTGCCTATGCGAGTGCATCAATTTCTGCTAGCTCTGAGTCTAGTATAAGCGGGACAAAGATTTCAATATCTTCATGCTCAATGAGCATAGATTCGTCTGTATCAGTGTCCATGATAAAAATATCGCATGGCGTTTCGCAGATAGATATTCTTTCATCAATGCTTTCAAGCGGAACACGAATTGTCTTTGGTCGTACAAATCTATCTGGTGAGGTTAGTCTATTTGTAGCTGGAAAGATAGTTCTTGCAACAATTAGAATTAACATATTAAATAACTCTAATATACGAGCAGAAGCAATTAGATTTAGCAATAACATTACTGCTGACTCTTCATTAATCAGAGCGCTACTCATACTTGATGGAAAACCATTAACCAACCAAAGTCGCACACTTGATTCATCCGTTGCTCCGTTATACATTGAGAACACAAATTGGTCAGGAGATTCATCTCGTTATTACAAGAACAATGCTGCTGGTAGTGCGGCGAAGAGGACATTTAATATAAATTGGAGTTTTATCCCTAATTATAGTGATAGAACAGTAGATTATAAAGAGGGAAGAAATTATATAAAGTCATTATCAATGGATGCTGATACTCATACGCTTACAATTATAAATCAAGATGAAGACGGGGTAACTCCATACACAGAGGAGCAAATCACTGTATTTATTTCAAACTTCTCTGAGAACTTAATTAGAAGAGATCTTGTAGATGATGTATACTATTTTAGCTGCGCAATGACGCTGGAAGAGGTATAAATGTTAACATCTGGACTATACGGTAAAGATCTATCTAATTCATTTAATTCAGCTATAGTAGCACCAGCTCAGAAAATTAAGCCTAAGGTTATTATTAAATGGCTGGACAGTCGTCACTTAGACAATCTTGTTGTAACAACAAATGATGCGCCAGCTGTTAATTCGTATCCTTCAAGAGGATTTTTCTTCCCTGCATCAGAAGCCTTTAATGGCATTAGGAGACAGTCATTTACATGGGCTGTTGCTGGAGCCCTGGATGCTGATGGCGATGTGATAAGGGCGGATGGTTCTTGGTATGCAATGCCTTCGTTAACAACAAATGATCTATCTAATACCCAGATGGGTAGTAGTTTAGAGTTTGGATGGTGGTCTAATAGTGTAAGTAATTCAAATACTCATGCTACATATGACGGGTATGGTTTTGTTACAAGTCCATATATACAAGCTACATTCACAACAAGAAAAGTAAATAAGATTCGTATAATTACATCGGAGTTTTATGGACAAATCTCTACATACCTACTGCAAGCATATGACGGGTCATTGAATCTCATTCTTAATGAGACTGGTACTATCCCTGATGATGGTTACTATAGAGATCACATTCTCTCAGAGGCATTGTCTACAAATAACATTTCAAAAATAAAAGTTACTGTGTATACAACTAAAAATCCAGGAGACTATGCTAGGATTCAGGAAATTGTTCCTATTTACGAGGAAGATATCAGTGAATATGTAATGTCATATTCAGTAAATAGAACAAGGGATATACACTCAACTAGCTTGCCAATCGGTGGTTCTGAAACTGCATCAGTTGATTTAAAACTTGATAATACTGGAAAACTGTTTAATATTTTTAATAGTGCATCTACATATGGTAAATACATGGCTAAAGACCTTGAGGTTGAAATATACACTGGGTGGAGAATTAAGAAACCTAGTAGTGATTATCTAAATAGCTCTGTATTAACAACACAACTCCAGGCAAATATTTCAAACTCATCTTCAACATTTTCTGTGCTTGATAAATCATCCCTTCCGTCTGGCGGTGCTGGTAATTACTTTACTGTGGTTATTGATAAGGGGACACAATCCGAGGAAGTAATCTTGTGCTCATCAGTTGATTCTTCAAGTGTTGTGACGGTGTTAGAAAGAGGTTACGGAGATACTATCGCTAAATCACATACTGTCGGTGCGACAATATCGTTTGATATTTATGAATATGTAAAGAACGGTACTTTTTATGTAGATGAATGGACAGTCGGAACTGATATGACTGTTGGTGCAAATCTCCAGGACTGGAGCAAATTTCTTTCTGAAAGGTCAATTAATTATGGTTTCTTTTTACAGAACGCCTATGTTGGTGATGCTGTAAAGAATCTTTTGATGAGAGCAAATTTTCCAAGCGCTGATATTAAAAAGTTAAATACTTATAAACAGGGTGCAAAAGATCGTGAGGCTGTGTCTCTGTATTCGTTCAACGAACAAACAATTGATAGAAGTGGAAATAGCATTATTCCATCAACTGGATTGAGGGCTCGTTTTTGGGGAATGCCAACGAATCAAAAAAATATCCAGTCAGTTAAAGACATTGTTGCTGATGCTATTGATAAAGAACTATCACCAATGGATAAAGCCTTGGGAGAAAAAAGCTTTGTATCCCCAACACTAACATTACTGTCAAAGAGTATATCAACATCAAATACTAGTGCTCTAGACATATCAAATTATTCTTTTACGGGTAATGATTCGGCTGTATATTCCGAGTATTTCAATGGGGTGTTTGATGGTTACTACATCCCCACCGACTCTGGTCTACAGAAATTAATTGTTTTTATTTCATATGGCGGTGTTAGATTATATCTTGATGATATTCTAATCCTTGATAAATACCAGACAACCACTAGCTCAACTAGGTATGAATCAAGCATGGTGAATCTATCAGCTGGTGTTCCAAGAAAAATAAGAATAGAGTTCTTTCACTCGTTTAATAATTCTGGATCAGCATCATTTAGCATATCGCTATACAAAGCGCTGAGCGGCGGTTCGGATGCAATTGTATCAGCAGCAGAATGTTGCACGATTGTTCCATTGGATGCGATTGGAAGCAAGAACTCCTCATCTACATGGTCAACTGCGGATTCATACAATCACAGAAACAATGGCGTATACATTAACAATCCAAAGCTAAGTCAACCGACTGGTCTAGTATCAGACCAAACGGATAAGTCGGTACTACTTGAAAACAATGCGTATATTAGAATTCCATATACGGCAACGAATGATTTGTCAACAAAAAATGAATGGACAATGGAATTTTTTGGGAAGTTCCATGCTCAGAATGTAGGTGCTGCCCCAGCCCCGATTACTGTTACGAATAGCGGTGCATCTAGCTATTTAATAAACGGAGTTTCTAATGCAACAATTTCCATGGTTCGTGGGGGGCTCTACACACTTCAGGTCAATGCAACTGGTCATCCATTTTGGATTCAAACATCAGCTGGTGCTTATAATGCAGCAAATGTTGTAGCTTCAGGAATTATAAACAATGGATCTGCAGTTGGAACTATCACATTTCAAGTTCCTGCTAATGCCCCAAGCACCTTGTATTACGCTTGCCAACATCACGCTGCGATGGCTGGAACAATAACGATCACAGGGGCAGCAAACCCTTATGAATCAATTTTAGGTGATGGAGAGTACATAAGTAATTGGAGTAATTCAATTGCGACATCTGGTTTTGAGTTTTTTAACAACTCCGTTTCTCATGGATTTAGATTAAAAACGGTATTAGCTAATAGCGCCGTTGTAACAGAAACAGTATCGTCAAATACAGCACTTTCTAACTCATCTTCATATCACATAGTGAGTGTGTATGATGGCTCGGATTTAAAGTATTATGTAAATGGTGTTTTGCAAGACACTGAGGTGATAGAGGGAACTCCAGTAAGTTGGGCATCAAAAGATACCACAATTGGGGGTAGAGGAGCAAGCTTTGCGTCTGGAGTAGAGGTTACGCCGCCCACTATCAGAAGCTTCTATGTAGATGAGTTTGCAGTGTATGACAAAGCACTCACTTCTGAGAATATCAAGGATAGATACATTGAGTCTGCAATGCAACCGCTTACTCAGTTTGCATTTTTGTACGGCAATGAAACATCAATTCGTGAAATTATGAATGACATTACATTTGCGGATATGGGTCGTATTTATATAGATGAAAATGATAAAGCTAAATATGAACACTTCTATAGGTTCTTTGAACCATCAATTGATCAGCATGCAAATGTTCAGTCATATTTTAGTGACTCAACTAATATTACAAATAGCAATTATAATGTTTCGCTTCAATGTAATAAGGTTGTTATACCTATCTCATCAATTCAGACATCTACAAACGCTGTTCAGTCTTTATGGATAGCACCAGATGGTTCAAGCTTGGCTACAACAAAGCTGACTTCCAATCTGGCATCAAATGCAAATGTTGCATATGTATCAACAACGCTGGATCCTGTTTATGCAGATACTGGGTATATCAAGATAAATAGTGAGATTATTAAATATATTTCAAAAACAGCTACATCATTTAACGGCTTAGAGAGAGCGCAGTATCAAACAACTGCTGCCGCTCATGTTGCTGATGATAAGGTTCGTGAGTCTCGCTACTATGATATTAAGTTTGACAAGGCTCCAGCCTATAACATAAAAGCACCATTCATCAGTGCGATTTTGTTTGAAAACCCAAAGAAGGTTGAAATCACAAAGTATTTACCATATCCATACGGTGCTGAGATGATTCTATCTGCAAGTGAGGATTCTGAAGTTGGCGGGCTCGTATTTCTACAAGGAACTGACCCTTTAACAAAGTATCCATACGCAACTGTATTGAGCGGAACAGCGGTGATGATGAGTGAGCAGAATGTTCAGGTTAAGGAACAGTCAGCTTCTTTGGCTGACAGTATTAAGAAGTACGGTGTTAAGGATGTAACAATTCAAAGCCCGTTTATTACGGATTCAGTTCATGCTAAAAAACTTGCTGATTTTATTATTGAAAAAACACAAATACCTGTTCCAATCATTAATCTTGATGTAACAGCAATGCCAAAAATCCAATTGGGTGATAGAATTAGAGTAACAAATCTGAGTGCTTTGGATATTACAAACACTGATTATTGGGTTATTTCTCATAATACAACCATTGGGGATAATGTATCTCAAAATCTGGTGTTAAGGAAGGTTTCATAATGCCTAGTGAGAATACGATATACTTCTTCCCTGGTCGTGGTGGGCACTCTCATGATGGGAATAATTCAAGCCTAATTGATA